GACATTATTGTTCGTAAGAAGACATTGCTTGAGAAAGAAAAAGAAATAAAGTTTATGTTAGACTACAGGTTTGGTCTTGGCACATACGATGAAATGTTAGGTATGCGTAGGCAAATACGTAAGGATCGTGAAGAGACTGTTTATAAGGCTATGGAAGCTAAAAGACAAATACAGAATAACTTAGCCATAGCCACTCTTTCGTTCCTAATTCTTGGTACATTAGGTGGGGGCATTTATTTAGTAATACTAGGAGTTAGTTAATGAGTGTACTTACAGTTATGCCTTTAGTGTTGGCAGGTTTATTAAGCAGCCCTGAGTTTGTAATATGCCAACTAGCAAAAAGAGTGAAGATAAGAGAAGAAAAGGTTTGCATTTACCGTGGCCCTAATGGTACAATAGGATATCATTATCCTAGTTATAGTTTTAAGGAATGCCCAAAACAATTTATGTGTAGATACACACCTAATGCAAAGAAAAAAGTATCAGTTCAAGATATACTTGACGGATTAAAGGACGGATTTTAATAATGATTAATCAAAGACTTAATGAAGCTGTAGCTAGAAAGTTTGGTTACAATGGTCCTGCTGACAGTGAAGCAGTTGATAAATTTTTAATGTCAAAACCTGAAAGTATTGCTACCGTCCGTAGAGCTTTAAATATTATGAAACCTACTACAGCTATGGCAGAAGGTGGTGACACTGAGACCACTGCAACCACTACCCCTGTAGAACCTGATGATGTGCCTACTAAGACACCAGAAGAAATGGCTGAAGAGGTAGTGCAAGGTCAACGTCAAATGGTACGTGATGCCTTTGTTGATCCCCAAGCTCTTGTAGCAAAACCAGAAGTAGCAAAGCTAGACCCTGCTGCTGCAGGTACAACCATAGACCCTACTGCTGGTCAGATTACTGCTCCTTTACCTCAAGCTGGTCAACCTGATTTCTTTAAACAAATTCAACAACCACCTACTCAGATTATGGCAACACCTGATACTCTTCCCGGCTATGTTAATAGGGGCTTAGAAGCATTGCCTAGCCCTGACACGCAGATATTTGATCCACGTATTAGAGCAATGGAAGAAAAAAGACAGAGAGAACTTACTTATAAAGAAACATTTGATGAAAACCTTAAAGCTTTAATGCTAGAGTATGATAAACGTATGGCAGAGGTTCGTCCAGAAATGGGCCAAGCTATTCAAAATTCTCCTGAATTTAAAGCTAAAGAAGCATTTTTACAAACTTTTGCAGGAAGAGAACCTACACAAGCAGAAATAGAACAGTTTAAAAAATTAGATATTGCTGATAAAAACTCTCCTGCACGACAACAATTTGTAGATTTTCAACAAAATCTTATGCAGTCTTTAGGTCTTGTTAAAGAAGGTAAAAAACTAGTTGTTAGTTCTCGTAGTCCATCAGGTGTAGCTAGAACTACCACTGCTGCCACACCAGAACCTATAACCCCAGAGACAGTAGATGCTAAGACAGCATCAGAAGAAGTTACTACAGCACTAGCTGATGTAGACCCAGTGACAGGCACAGTGTCAGATAAAGCACAGGTAACTGCTGCTACTATGGACCCAGCTACTACAGGCGTTAAAGACTTAACTTCAGCTCAAGGTGAAGCTGTAGTGATGACTAACCCTGTACAGAGAGAGATACAAGACGGTGAGCTTGTATCAGGTGCTGCTGATGCTACTAAAGCTGCTGCATTTACTGAGCAGGTTCAAGCTGCCACAGCCACCCCATCAGAACAAGCTACAGTACAGGGTCAGTTGTCCACCCTTATGACACAGTTTGAAGGTGATAACACACCAGCATGGGCAGCAGGTGCAATGAGAGCAGCTACAGCAGCAATGGCTGCACGTGGGCTAGGTGCTAGTAGCATGGCTGGACAAGCTGTTGTACAAGCTGCTATGGAGTCTGCATTACCTGTTGCTATGGCTGATGCACAAACACAGGCAACCTTTGAAGCACAGAACTTGTCAAACAGACAACAACGTGCTATGCTTGCAGCTCAACAACGTGCTACCTTTATGGGTCAAGAGTTTGACCAAGCGTTCCAAGCTAGGGTATCTAATGCTGCTAAAATTAGTGACGTAGCAAACATGAACTTTACTGCAGAGCAACAAGTTGCTTTGGAAAATAGCCGTAATGCTAATACAATAAACATGGCTAACCTGACTAACAAACAAGCTATGGTATTAGCTGAAGCCTCTGCTATTGCACAGCTTGAAGCACAAAACTTATCCAATCAGCAACAGGCTGCTGTACAGAATGCCAACTCATTCTTACAGATGGATATGTCTAACATGAATAACGCACAGCAGACTTCCATGTTTAAGGCTCAGTCTGTCGTGCAGTCATTGCTTACTGATCAAGCTGCTGAGAATGCTGCACGTCAATTTAATGCTTCTAGTGAGAACCAGACAAAGCAATTCATGGCTAACCTTAACACACAAGTTACACAGTTTAATGCAGCTCAAGCTAATGCTATATCACAATTTAATGCTGGTGAAACCAACGCACTGGATAAGTTTAATGCCAGCATGGAAGAACAACGTAATCAGTTCAACGCACAGAATGGTCTTGTTGTAGCTCAAGCTAATGCACAGTGGAGACAGAACGTAGACACGTTGAATACTGCAGCACAGAACGAAGCCAACATGATCAATGCTGCTACTGTCAATACATTTACTAAGGCTACTGTAGATCAGATATGGCAGAGAGAACGTGACCTGATGGACTATGCTTTTAAAGGTACTGAGCAAGAGAAAGATCGTATGGTAAACATCATGCTTGGTGAAAAACAAATCAGTCAGTATCAAACACAAGCTGAACAGAATAGAAAAAGTAATGAAGATACAGCTAAGTATAGCCTTCTTACTCAACTTATTTTATCTTAAGGAATAAAACAAATGGGATCGTTAAGTTATCAAAAACTTTTAGAAGGTGCTAGAGATACATTAGGTGAAGTTTTTGATTATATGTCTAATGATAGAACTAGAAAACCTTCTGCTGCTGATGAAGGTGAGCTTCGTTTGCAAAATAAAAGAACTTACTCTGATATTAAACAAATACAAATGGATAGGTCTAAGTTACCCGGTCTTGTTAGCCCAAGAATAAGATCAGGTGTTGAGACTAACGAAGATAATGTATCTATGTTAGATAGGGCTTATCAACAAACACGTAATCAAAATAGAATACTTATGAGTGAAATAGAAGCTAGGCAAGGATCAAGAACCACGGATGATCCAGAAGGCACAGTTTCTAACACAAGTGCAGATATTGCATCAAGTCTTCCTTCAAGTCTACTTGGTTTTAAGGGTGACAAAAAAGGTGAGGTAGTATCTCAGTCTTATTTTAATACTCCTTTATCAGGAAAATATCAAAGTTTTTCTAGAGCCGCAGGGGATACTACTAAAGAAGAAAAACAAAAAGTTATAAATCTGATTATTAATACAGGCAGACAAGCTGGTATGAGTGAGAGAGAAGTTGCATATACCCTAGCCACTGCTTCTGTTGAGTCTGGTTTTAATCCTGAAGCTGCTGCACATGGAAGTAGTGCATCTGGTATTGGGCAATTTGTAAATTTGACTGGTAAAAGTTATAATATAAATGAAGATACACGTTGGGATTTAGAGGCTCAGGTACAGGCTCTTGTGGATCATACCGTAGATAACATAGCTATGGCTAAACAAAAAGGTTTAGGTGAAGAATATATTTACGCCCTTCATCACGATGGCCCAAAGTTAGATAGAGATGGCTTAAGTATTTCAAGAAAAAAAGTTATGCCTCTTGTACCTAAATACCTTAAGTATCTGACAAAGTAGAGGAATAAAGAATGTTTGAAGCACCAATCCCCGGCCAGTCATTGACTAATGAACCTAAGAATTATCCTTGGGAAAATCCTTCACGTCTTGCCACACCAGAGAATGCATTAGTATATCACCTTGAAAGACTTAATCAACCTAAAAGAATAGAAGCTATGTTAGACTTCTTACAGTTAGACATTGATGTTGTCACCATGACTGAGGGTATTCTTCGTAACGCTGTAGCCAATGGTGAGCATAGTGTAGACGTGAGCATGATTATTGCCCCTATCATCCATGAACATATTGTAGGTCTAGCTGATGCTACAGGTATTGAT